AAGACGTGAGTCTTCGTCTTGAAGAAGCTCTGCAAACACTGGGTCTACTACAAGCCATCTACCAGTTGTGTCAACGTTTTGTTGGTCAAGTTTTCTTGACATACGAGCGATGATTGACAATGGTGATGCTTTAGCAGTAGTTGTGTTTAAGCTATCTCCGCTTGCACGAGGAACAGCAACGATTGAGTTACCGCTTGTACCACTATTAAAGTCAGCAGCGTCTACTTGCATAGATGCTAATAACTCGTTAGTAGCAGCAGTAGATACAGCAACTGAACCATTTACGGTTGTGTTAACTGCATTTGCTGTGCCATGCAATGCTGATTGTTTGTAACCTGACAAGTAACCAAGAACGTCTTGGTCAAATTGGTCAGCCAAACGGTAAGCAGCACGATCACTTGCAAGGTCTTGAAAGTTGACGTGTGAATGTGCTTCCTCAATGTCATCAACTTTAAATGCAAAGTAATTTGCTTTGTCAATGGTCAATGAAAAATCTTCGTCATCAAGATCTTGAGGTGTAATAGTTGTACCTCGTGCGTACTCTTTCACGGTGATTTCTGGTTCTTTGATAATTTTAACCGAATCCCCCATGTTAGCGATTTCTCCGAAATAGTCGGAGTTCGTTACAGCTCCTACAACAGATGCTTTGCGAAACGCAAGTTGCACCTGTTTGCTGTATATGACTGGTGAGAAGTTACCGTTAGGTAAGTTACCATACCCAGCCGCAGTTGAAAATGCCATTTTAATTCTCCTTTGGATTTTCTACAGATGCAAACGAAACAAGTATTCATGTAGTGGCTAAATCTTATAGGGTGCATTTTAGTAAAAGTTGGCCGACTTCTACATCAATGGGCCAAAAGACTTTAGGTAGTCTATATTATTATTGCTGTTTGCTATTATTAAGTTGCGTAGGTAATCTTTACAGAGGCTACGCAACTACATTGTACATATAGTTATACACAATTGTATAAATATGTCAATACCTTTTTAACGAGCATTGCCAGATATATCATATACAAACTTACCTGATCGTATAGCTTCCATAATTTTATCTGCATTTTTCTCGTATTGCTGTGCAGACATCTTTTGCACAACTGATTCTTTTATAACTCCAGCCTCTTCACTAGCAGGCTCACTTCTGCTATTTGTTTTAGATACTGCTTTAGCTGCATCCTTACCCGAAGAAGGCTTTTTAGTTTTAATACCTTTGTCTGCTTTATATAAGTCTATAGCTCTTGATGCTGCTTTTGCATCACTGTCATTTTCATATAAAGCATCTTGAATCCACTTAGGTTGTTCTTCAGCCCATTCATGGAACTCATCACTGTCTCTTATGTCAGCAAAGTCAGGATGTGCAGTCATTAACTCTACTTCTGCTCTATCTCTGTTTGCCTTTTCTCGCATTTCGTCTATTTCTTTTACACGAGCTTCTAAGCCAGACGCTTGTTCTTTAGCCTTTTTAATTGCTATAGTTTCTACTATGGCTGCGACATCAGGGTAATCTTTAGCCCATGCCTCAATATCCTCGTCAGACTTAGGTAGTTTAATTTCTTGTTTAGTGGACTGCTCTAATTGCTTCTGTAAAGTATTTATTTTATCTACATGTTCCTGTAGTTGTTTTTGTGAATGTCTACGTAAGTCACCGTATCTTTTTTTAAAGCTTTTTTCTTCAGCATTAGTAGGTTCTTTTTCTTCTGCCTCTTCCTCTGTTTTAGCTTCACCTTTTTGTTCTGCAATTAGTTCTGCTAGTTCTTCTTCTTCTTTTTTAATTCTATCTTCATTTGAGTATTTACGATTTGCAAATGCTACTTTTTCTTCTGGCTTTACTTCTTCTGCCATTACTGCGTCAGACATTTCTGTCTCCTTTTACTGGGGCCACCGTAGCCTATGTTGGTAGGGGGATGAGTAGCCAGTCATATTTAGCTATTTTTTAGATGCAGCTAAACCACCTTTCTTGTATTTTTTTGTCAGTTTCTTTTTAGGTTTTTTTGCGGCTAGGCCACCTTTGTTCATTGGGCCACCTCCATATGAGTTACCGCCTCCACCGCCAAAGCCTCCACCGCCTGCATCACCTCCACGATCTGGGCCGCCACCTCTGCCTGCTTCACCGACACTTACGCCACCTATACCTGCAGGGCCGCCTATTGATACTTCTGGTGCATCTGGTTTAGAACGCTCTTCTTCTGCCATTAATTGTGCTAATTGTTGTTGTGCAGCTATCTGTTCCTCTTCAGCACGTTTAGCTTCTGTTTGGGCAAACTCTTCTGCATCTCTTGCTCTTATTTCTTCTTGTGCTACCATGTTTGCTGATGGTCTAAACGATGCAATTTCTTTTTGTGTATTCTCCCTTTTTGCAGCCTGCAAGTCTTTATCAAACAGTTGTTCAATAAACGATTTGTCTGATGTTGTATCTGCATACGTTGGATTAGCAAGATTGTATTGATCAAGGGATGCTTGTGGTGGGTTATACTCTCCAAAATCAACGTTTGCATAATCTTTTGAAGGAGTATATACATTTTTTATTCCCTTTTCTGTTAAAACATTTACGACTTCTTCTACTTTAGGGGGTGTTTGTACATCTGGATCACTAAAATTAGTTACTTTAGGTACGGTAGAATAGGGGTTATAGTCTTTATACGCATCTAACATTTTTTGTGTGTCTATTGACGATGTTTGTGTTACATCGGGTGTGTACATCTGGTTTGTAGTCATCTGTTGATTAGCTATCTGTTGATTAGCTATCTGTTGTGCTGTAGGTGTAAAGCTTTGATCTGTACTCATTTGTTGATTAGCTATCTGTTGTGCTGTAGGTGTAAAGCTTTGATCTGTACTCATTTGTTGATTAGCTATCTGTTGTGCTGTAGGTGTTACCTTAGTTATCTGTTCTTCTGCTGGGGGCGTAAATGTTTGTTTTTTAGTCATTTGTTGATTAGCTAATTTTGTATTTTTACCTACATATTTAGTTTTTAAATCCTCTATATCTTTTTTGTTTTTAATATCTTCTTCTGAATTTGGTACTATTCCAGACCGTTTTCCTTCCATAGTTGAGTTATATAAAGAAATAGCTAACAAGTCTCTTTCTGCATTACCTGTAGACCTTATTCCTGCAGCCTTTAATTGCGCCTCAGTTACAGCTATTTGAGCCTTTGATCCTATATACATCTTCTCTAACATAGTAGGTTCTCTTTTGCCTGTCATTAAATCTGCCATACTACTTGTTGCAGATATAGAACTAGCCGCACTGCCTACAGAACCTGGAACCATTCCTATTATATCTTTATCTGGGCCGTCACTCACTTCAATAGGTTTTACTGGTTGCGTTGTTGTAGTATCTCCTGTACCTACTGCTGGCACGTCTTCAGGATTTACTGGTGTTCCATCAGAATTTACCTCAAAGTAACCTGCAGGAACTGGATATATAGGTTTTCCACCCATGTGTGGAACCATCAGTGTAGCACCTTCTGCATTTTGATATTGTATTAGAGTAATAGATGCCTGACCCATAACATTTTCAAAAGTTGGAACATTAGGTCTAGTGCCTGTATTACTTGTTCCAGTAACTAAGGGTCTTGTTGTAGTAGTTGAAAAATTAGAACTTGCAGGAGTTACATTGTTGTTTCTAGTTACACCAGTAGTAGATCCTCTAGTACTAGGTGTTACATTAACTCCAGTAGCTGCTTGCACTACACCACCCTCTGCCATTTCTACTTCTTTTCCTTCAGGTGATACAACTATTAAATCAGCCATACCAAATGGCATATCATCAGGCATAGTAGCTTCATCACTATTTCCCATTTGACCCATTTGTTCCATGCGTTTTAATCCCATCTTAGCTTGCTGACGAAGATTCATTAATTTTTCAAGTCCTATGTATCTAACTACATCAGCAGGAAATACAAACTCACCCTCACTTAATTGTGCAGGTATGTCATCTCGTACTTCTTTTTGTGTGCTTCCTACAGGTACATCGTTACCTGACATAGGATCTACTGTGCCGCCTTGGTCTTTAAGGCCACCGTCTTCAAACATTTCCATTTGTTTTTCCATCATGGGAGTTCCACCTTTATTAAAATCAAATCCAAATTGGATACTTTTATTTTCTCCTGTTAAGTCAACATTTTTTATATTTTTTATAATGGGTGTATTGCGTAGCCTATCGTATAAGCCTTTCCCAACATTTTTTTCTTGTACTACAGGTTTATCTTTAAATGTATTAAAGTTTATCTCGTCTTCAGTTCTTGTAGTATCGTACAATCGTTGTATTCCGTTGTCAATATTACGTCTTTTACTAAACTCTTTTACTAATACTTTTTGTGCTTCTTCTTTAGAAATAGGTTCCATGTCTTGATGTAAAAGTTTATCTAAGTTATTTAGTCTATCTATTGCCTTTACATTTTCTGCATCAATGCTAGGCCATTTTATGCCACTGTTAACTGCGTTGTCTATAGCCTCTTTTAATCTATCACCCTCTAGTATCTCTCCGTTCCATACTGTAGGTATAAGTGTTTCTTTACCATCTATTTCTACAATAGCAGTTTTAACAGTGCTTAATGACCCATCCTCGTTTTCTACTGCGTTACCTGTAGCTATGTTTTCATAGTGATGTTTTAGTATTGGGTTCATTGCCATAGTAGATCTTTTTGGCGTTAAACTTGATGGTAATAAACCTCCATCCGCAAACTTGTAACGAACTTCACTAGGTAACTCTGTTTTATCAGATGCTTTTATAGGGTCTGGAGCATCTGCTTTTTTTAGATACGTAACATTTTTTGCATAAACACGATCTCCAATAACAGTAGCTACGTCTGCTCCTTTAACTGCTTGACCTGTTTTCATATCTACAAATAAATGTAGATTCATAGGATTAAAACCAATTTCTACTACCGTATCATCTAGTTCATTTAATATATTACGGTTAGGTTTGTAGTTACCATCTACAGACATAGCTGGAAATTTGTTTTGTGCTTCAGGTACGTCAGGTGCATATTTTTTAGAAGCAATACCTGCTCTACCCTTTTGACTTACATTAAAAATAACATTTTCTACGGTAGCATACGGAACGTAAGACAGAGCCTTACCATTAAAATTATTTTTATGTAAAGTTTGTAATTTATCTACGCCTTTAGGCGCACCATCTATTTTAGAAGATAAATTTAATCTTATACCTACTTTTGTTCCATCTTCTATACGTTTATTAATAAGTTTATTTTTAGTAGAGCTGCCTGCAGTAGCGTCTTTTACAAGAGAATCTAATAAACTTACAGTTTCAGCGTTGTACTCTTTTAAAAACTTACCATCTTCTAAGTCTTTATTTATTCCAATTTCTAATGGTTCAGCAAAATTACTTGAAGCACGTTTAGCAGAAGCCATTTCAGTAGTATCAATTTTATCCATGTGTTCAGGAAAAACCATAATTTGTTTTGATCTGTCACCAAACTCTGCAAATAAAACGGAGTCATAACCTTGTTTTTTTATTTTTTCTATATTATCTTTTAAATATAATCTTTCTTTATTATTTTTAACTACATAAGGTTTTTCTAATCCTGATAAATCAAATCTTGCTATACTTTGTCCTTCACCTATAGGATTTCCATATATATCTTTTCCTTGTTTTAAACTATCAAATGTTGTTAAACTTCCATCGGAAGAAATATCTATATTTGCAGCAGAGGTTTTAGTAGTAAACGCTGATCCTAATAAATTGCGATCTACCTTTGGATCGTTCATTATGTTAAGAGCCTCTTGACCTCGTATAGATTCTTTTGCAGGTGCTAAATCAATAGCTCTTGTATTAGCGTATTCACCAGCTATAACAGGGTCCATTGTAAAGTAAAAGCCTTCTCCCATAAACTGATCCTGCTTACGAGCAAAGTTTATGTCAAAAAAAGGTTTGTCTGCACTGCGTTCTTTTGCGGTTCCGTGATATCCATATACAGATAAATCATCTGGCTGCGAAGGCATTTCAGATTTTACATCTTCGGGTAGCTCATCAAAAACTTTTCTGACAGCAGACTTTTTAGTGTCTGTAACTTTTTTAGCTACTTTAGCTATTTTACCTGCTTTACTTAATAGACCCATTATTTAATATTTCATCCCTGAGTTTTTGTAGCCTACGTAACGTATATATAGAACCTTGTGATCTGTGTACCGCAATCATGTTATCTGACTGTTCTATAGTGCGATGTTGTTGTTCTATAAGTTTTTCTAAGTAGTTACTGAAGTTGTTCCATTGCTGGTGGTTGGATACCAGCCCCTTGAGCTTGCTGAGTATTTCCTTGTCCATTGTTTCCGCTAAATCCCTGTTCTTGTGGTGAAGGTGCTATTCCTGTGCCTATTGTACCGCCACCTGCTCCTGTTGGATCTGCTGGGTTAGTTCCTGCTGGAGGTGGCGGCCCACCTTCTTGTGGAGCAGCAGCTTCTGGTGCAGGCTGTTGAAAGGCTTTCATTAATTCCGCTTGTATAGCAGCTTCATTCATATTGTTGGTTACTTTGTCAGGGTCTAATTCCATAGATTTTGCAATCTCACGAATAATATAATCAAACTTAGCAAAAGGCGCAAGAACAGGGTTTGATGCTACTTGCATAAATTGCATCAGTCTCTGGCTTCTTACTTCGTTAGCCATTAAACTTTCTGTACCACGAGCTTTTACTTCTAAGTCACCTTTAATTTCAGGGTCAAAGTCAAACTGCATATTAAATCTAAACAGCCCCTCACCTAAAGGTCTAAGTAAATAATCATCTACATTTTTAATAACGTTTTTAATACCACCACTAGCAGCATTCATTAACATACTGATACCAGAAGCTGTTCTACCTACTCCTGTAACACCTGTTTGTCCGTGAGAAAAACTTGGTAATCCTGTACTTTCATCAGATAGCTGTCTAGCTTTATCAAATAATTGTAAGTTTTCTCCTGCAACATTAGGAAACTTTGTACCAAATATTGCCTGACCAGGTGCGCCACCCTGTCTTCTAAATACTTTTCCTGGGTATACAGATAAGTCTTGGCCTGGTACTAGATTTGTTTCATCTACCTCTATAAGAAGATTACCAGATAATACAGCATTGTCAACAGCCATTCGCATAAAACCGTTCATTAATGTCTGAGTATCATCCATGTTTTCAGCTATACCCACACCAAAGAAACTGTATGGATTAAGTTCATAGGGAGCAGCCATGTAAGGTATACGTGCAGGTTTAAATGGATTAATAACCATTCTAAGTAATTTACCGTTACATATCCATACATTAGTTTGTAATTCGTCTGTATCTTCTAGCTCTTCAGGTATATCTACACCCTGCTCTTTAAGCATTTCTGTGTCGCACATACCCCAGTACTCTAATACTTCAAATCTTTCTGTGCCGTGTTCTGGTGCATAATCAGATAAATCATCTTCCCAACTTTCTTTATCGTAGTTTTCTCCCATAGCTATTGCTTCGTCAATAACTGCTGCTCTAAAATAGGGTCGCTTCTTTAAGCCACGCATTTGTGTACGAGACATCTTGTGTCGTTCAATAACAAATTGCGCTTCTTCCATATTGTTTGCGTCTGGATCAGGATAAAAGTTCCACACAGATACATGAGATACTTGGGGTACAGTTTTTATAGTAGGATCGTATTCACCTTCTTCATTCCAATTAGGATATTCTTTGTCTACCGCAAATGGGCCTTTCATTACGCCTGTACCAAATAAAGCCATTTCAAATGCTGTGCTACGTAAATGTTTAGATGCACTGGATTCTTCCAGTTGATCTTGTATTTTTTTCTGCATTGTTTTGGCGGCAACCATAGCTGGGCTAAAAGTAATTGCTGTAGGTGTTTTTCCTACACCCATTTTTAAATTGTCTATTCCTTTAAGGTCATCTTCTAAAACACCAAGTCCATCTATAAGAGTTTTTTCTGTAGCACCTGCTGGTATATCCTTACCATCTCCAGAAAAACCATATGGACTATCTTCATTTTCTCTGTCTCTAATTTGTTCTGGTTCGTTAGGATCAAAACTAACATCTGATACTACACCATCTGGTAATTCTGTTGGATCTACTGTAAGTGGAAATCTGTTGTTAGCAAATAGCACGTCAATAATTTGTCCGTATGCAGCTAACGTTTTAGTTTTAGTTACTTTAATAAATACACGAGACTTTTCTGCTTCTGTAAACTGTACATCAGAACCGTATAAACCCCTGTAATTGCGGTAGGACTTTAACCAACGTGTTTCGTCTTGCTGTCTATAATCATCTGCACGTCTATATCTATCCATAATAAAAGGAATAATTGCAGACACATCAGCATCTTCAATAACAGACTCTTCTGTATCTTCTAACATAACTACTTCGTCTTCAATAAATACTTCGTTTTCTTCTGCCATCTATTTTCCTTTAATATCCAAACGTTGTATCTGCTATAGCCATTCTATTTGTTTTAGAGCTATTGGGATCATAATCAAATATACTAAACCTTGGTCTTGACATAATACCATATCTTAACGCATCATACAAGTGGTCTTCTGAAGTTGTATCAATATCTTCTGGATTTTTTTTATCTATTGGTAGTGCTGGTAATTGCGCTATCATATTAGTGCAGTTATTAAAAAACACAAGTCTAGGTTCTTCTGTGTATTCATCTATCTGTAAACGCCTGTGTATTTCGTTTTTACCTGCGACACGAGATCCTTTTGATCTATCTGAAGGTCGCCATCTGCAGCCTCGTTGTACCATTTGTTCAGCTAGAGATGGGCCTGTGTCACCACGTTTGTGCCATAGTGAGGAGTCAAGTACTCCGTATCTCATGCCACCATCACCAGCTTCTAATTCTAGTATCATGTCTGCTAAATCAGTAGCTAATACTTTACTTACATATAGCTCTCTATATACAATAAGCTGTTCATTTGGGGATACAGCGAACCATACAACGCCTGACTTACTTCCGTATCCGTAGTCACATGCTCTAAATCTAACCCAGTTGTTAGGTATATCAAAGGGTTCAACGACATGTACATTTCTATCAAATTCTGTAAATGCTGCACCTTCTTTAATATCCCAATCACCGTCTAGTAACTGTCTACGTTGTTGTTCAGGCAAAGATAGAAGCATTGCTTCGTAGTCACCTTGTTCAGCTAAGTAGGGGTTGTCTTTTAGTCTTGCAGGTATAAACTTTCTTTTAAATAAAGCCTTACCTGCTTTTTCGTGACCTGCTGGATACTTTAACTCTTCTCCTGTTTCAATGTCTGTAGCATTAAATGCTGTATTTACTGAAGCAGGATCTATAAACATTTTCTTTACCCAGTGATGTCCTCTACCACCTGGGTTGGTAGTAGCCCTCATGTATACTGGTAAATCGGTTGCAGTGGATCGTAGACGAGAACGCATGTAATTCCATGCAAATGGTGTGGGCCATTGAGTCAATTCGTCAAAACCTATCCAGCTAAACGCTAGACCCTGATAACGCAAAGCATCATCTTCTCTATCAAGATATGACATCCACAATCTTGCGCCAGATGGTGCGACCCACTGCATCTTTCTTTCTGACCATTTTATTCCAGGCCAGATTTTTGGATACATCTCTTGAGACTTAAATATAAGTTCTCTAAGCTCTTCCGTAGTGTGTCGTAACAACAACCCAGAAAATGCAGGATGCCCCATGTATCGTAACGGATCGGCAAGCATAGCGTAGCTTTTACCACCACCAGCAGAACCACCGTAAAGAACTTCTCTTTCGCCTGCTGCAAGAAACGCAGTCTGCGGCCCAGCATTAGGTTTAAATATAACATTATGTTGTTCTTCAAGAGTTTCAATAGGATCTAGTTTATCTATTTCTACTACTTTAGATTGCTCTTGCTTCTTCTTTGCTGCTGTCTTCTTTTGAACCGACTCTTTGGCTTTCAATTTTTTCCGCTTTGGCGATTGCCTCTTTCGCATAGTCTGCCCATCTGCGTAGGCTTGCAGCTTTGTTGTTTCTTCTTTTTTCATTCTCTAGTCTTTTCATTAAACCTACGTGAGATATGTATCTACCTGTGTTACGAGTTAACCATTGAGATACTTCTCTGTACGAATACTGTTTTAAATAACGTTTTGCTATTTCTAATTTATCTAGTTGGTCAGGTATAGGGTTTAATATGCCATTATCTTTTGCGTCTACTTCGTAGCCAAAAGGTATGGTGCGAGAAATCTTAGGTATTGATACCCATTCATTGTCTTCTTTTATATCTGTCGGTTGAGGTAACTTCCATCTACCTAGTGATTTAGTCATCGTCTACCGTATTTTTAGGTGGCATTAACATAACCCCACCTTTAGCTTCTACTTGTACTTTTTCAGTCTTAACAAGTCCAGTACGATCTAGTAACTCTTTAGCTGCTGCCATCTTATCTCGTATGCCTAGTTCAGTAGGATCATATAGTCCACCTACCATAGCCATTGCAGCTTTAGGAGCATTACGAGCCATAAAACTCTGTGTACTTTCTAATATTTCTTCTTTCATAGAATTGACAACTTCAGTAGTACTAGTTGCATCAGAGTATCCAGCTATCTTTTTTGCTGCTACTACATCTCCTCCTGCGTCATCAAATAACACAGATAAAAACTTTTGCTGTCGTTCTGTTAGTTGTCTAGCCATGTAACATTTCCAATGCTTTTTCTTTTGTTTCATCGTTACGTCTAGTCCACCCTTTACCGAAGGTATCAAAGGTAGATAGTTTCTCGTAGAAATTTTGACGTGTATAATGCATTTGTTCTATTATATCTTCTGGGTCTACTTCAGCGACAGC